GGGCAATATCTATGATGCCTCCGGTAAAAGGGTGCAATAATGGCGGATGATTGGACCTCTGTGGGCCAGCCACAATCTGACACTCAATCTGATGATTGGGTTTCGGTTGGATCTAAATCTTCTGACGCTAAGCCAGAGATCGGTGCAGGCGAAGCTTTTGGCCGGGGTGCAGCGCAAGCCTTTGGTCTTGGCTATTCACCTCAATTGATAGCCGCACTCAAGACGGGCCGCATGCCTGGCGGGGAAGACCCTGAATATCTCAAAGAGCTTGCCAAGCAAAAGGCTGCCACTGAACAAGCTTGGGAGCAGCACCCATGGCTTTATGGAACTGGTATGGTTGCATCGGCTATCCCCGCTGCTGCAAGTGCAATCATGTCCGCCCCAGAAGCTGCTGCTGCTGGTACTGCTGGCCTTGGTGCGCGCCTTCTTGCTAGTGGGAGCAATCTCGGTAGCCTTGGAGGGGCTGGCTTGCGCGCTGTAGCTGGTGAGAGTGCTGGACTAGCTCCTTCCGCTCTTCGTGGGACCGCCGCTGCTCTAGAGAACCCTGTTGTACAGGGCGCTATCATGGGGTCTGCTGAAGGCGAGAACCTTTCAGAAAAAGCCGCTGGCGCTGCCTTTGGTGCTGCTGGTGCAAAGATTGCACCCGCCGTTCTTGGTGCTGCCGGGTCCGCTGTGAAAGCTGCTGGATCAAAGATCGCCCCGGACATCGTTGACCCTATATTTTCTGTCCTAACAGGTAGCCAATCTGCTGCAAAAACGGCTGGGAACATTGCCAATGATCTTGGCGTATCTCTCCCCAGTGGGGCTCTCTCAGAAAGTGGTTTGCAGGCTCTTGGTACTAAAGCTGATTTCTTTGCTCAAGTTCCAAAGGCAGCAAGCAAAACGCTGAATGAGATTGGCGGGAAAGTTACCGATTTCGCTGGAGATGTGAACCGAAAGGATACTGGTGCTGCAATCAGAAGTGCAGTGCAAAACTGGGCTACTGATGTAGAAAGCCCAAATAGCTTCGTATCCCAAATGCGGGAAGTCTATGCTCCTATCAGAGCTCTCGAAAGTTCGTCTGCAATTGCGCCGCCCAGCGCGCTCTCTTCAGCTATAGGTAAGGTAAATAGGTCTACTATTGGGCAAGTTTCTGATCTTACCCCTACTCTCAACATTGCTAGGATCCCAATGGGTCTTGCAGATGATCAGGGTGGTCTGACATTTGCCCAAATGAAGGCATTCAGGGAAGTCTTGTCCGATACCATTGACTGGAATCAAACACCAGGAACTAGTGGAATCAACAATAACATCCTCAAAGAACTACGCGCTGCTGTCACCAAAGACATGGCACAAGCTGCCGAGAAAATTGGTGGGCAGGAAGCCGCTGATGCATTTTCAAACGTAAATGCAAATGCCCAAAATCTTTATAACCAACGCAGCAGCATCTTTAAGATCACCGGGAACCCTAATGTTGCGGGCGCTGGGGCCAAAGATGACGATGCGATTTATCGCGCCATCATCGGTGCCGCTGGTAAAAAAGGTGGGAAGAACATTGCCGATCTGGGCAATCTTCAAAAGGCTGTTAGCCAATATGATCCAGATGCATGGGCATCAGTTGGCAAGGCATATGCATCTGATTTTGCCCCAAATGGTCAATTTTCATTTGGGAACTTCAACAAGATGTATGATTCTTATTTCCACCCGCAAGGGAAGGATCTTATCTTTGGTACTCCAGAAGGCCCTGGTTTTCGTAGCACATTGGATGCCATTCATAGCCTTGGGAGCATGAATGCCAAGAATGTTCCTCTCGGGACAAAGCTAGATGCGCTTGCTGCTAAGGCTGGGCAACAACCATCCTTGAGTGGTGCAATTCTTGAGTCCGCTATCAGCGGGGGCATTCCGCTGAAATCAGCTACTGCGGCTGTTCTTGGCACTGGTGCGAGCGCTCTGGGCGCAAGGAATATTGCGGGTCCAGCATCCAAATATGTCCCTTCACAAGCTGAAAAGATCGCTGCGGAGACGCTGCGGAGATCTGCTCCACTTGTTGGGGCTCAAGGCTTGAACCCAGTAGGAACAGTTCATCAAGATCGTATGGGCCGCAAATCTGGTGGTCGCGTTTCTGACAGGCTTGTCATGGCCGTTGATCGCGCAAAGAAGAACATCAATAACGATACCAAGAGCCTCCTTGGCGCACATGATACGCATGTCGCTCAGGCACTTGAGATTGCCAACCGTAACATCGAGGGTTGATCCATGGCTTCCTCATTTACTACGAACAAGTCTCTGGAGAAGCCTGCCAACGGCGACTATGTCAATACGTGGAACGTCCCCGTAAATAGCGACATGAACGTCATCGACCAGGCGTTTGGCAGCACGACCAGCCTAAATGCAACATCTGGCTCAGCGACCCTGACAGCTACGCAGTATGCTTCGCTGTTCATCGGGATCTCGGGTGCGATTTCTGCGAGTGTGACCTACACCATTCCTTCTGGAGTGGGTGGCCAATGGATCGTCTACAACTCTACGACTGACGCATCTGGCGGGCCTTGGGCTATCACCATCGCATCCGCAGGCGGCGGAAGAAGCGCTATAGTGGCCCGCCTGTCCCGGATAATCGTCGTCTCTGACGGGACGAACATTGATGTGCTTGGGTACGTGAACCTTAATGGCACATCCACTGGAAGCGTGACACTCACGGGCAGCCTTACAGCAGGCACATCATTGTCCGCTGGGACGACTGCCTCTGACAGTATTGGCAATCTCAGGAATGTCCCACCCAACGCTCAGACAGGTGCATACGTACTTGTCGCTACGGACAGCGGGAAATACATCGCCATCACCACTGGCGGGGTGACCATACCATCCAGCATCTTCTCTGCTGGGCAGACGATTTCAATCTACAACAATAGCAGCGCAAGCCAGACGATAACCCAAGGGTCTGGCGTGACGATGACTCTTGCAGGAACAGCAACCACTGGTGATCGCACATTGGCTCAATACGGGCTGGCCACGTTGCTTTGTACTGCGTCCAATACTTTTGTCATTACCGGCGCTGGGCTGTCTTAAACGAAAGGCCCCAGTCCGACCGAACAGACTGGGGCAAGTACGTTTCGGACAAGCAACAGGACTGAGCTACAAAGTGGCAGAACTCAAAATTGCGCCACCCATAATCAAAGACCATTCCTTGATTTGCTTATTTTGGCACACTGGCCTTTAACTTTCAACGGACTTTCGGTTGAATGTTAAGTTTTTTTCCGCCCTAACGTCCTGATTGCGCCAGCACCATACTTCTTCATTGTCCTGAAAACAGACCCAGATCAAATCATGCTCTGGACCATAATCAATCATGAATTGCGCTAAACTTTTCCCGCGAGGAGTAATCATTGGGAGGGGTGGATTGAGTTGAATGATCATGTATCACCTATGGTTTGATGTTGATGGGATTAAGATCGCTCTCAGGGACAAAATATGCAGGAGGCCTGCCCCCATGTCCAGCCAGGTACTTCACATCTTTGGCATTGGAGCCCTTCATCCATCCACGTACACAATATTGGGGGTACATCCCTGTAACGTGGAAATAAAAGTGAGACGGATTATCCCTATCCCTCACCAAAAGATCATAGGTGTGCCTAAAGCGTGTGCGAACCTGTATGCTATCGCCAATATCTGCACCTTTGTATGTGTTAACGCCGCCATCCCAATATTTGTTCAAAACTTTGGCAACACATAGTTCCCCTAGCGCACCATTGATGTCCATTGCCAATAGGTCTTCCTCATCTGCATTTAAGCCATGTGTGCCCTTTTCAAGATTTTGCGCCCGTGATTCGTGCGACCTTAAAGCGCCTACTGTTGTCCCATGGAGCAGTTCTGCTAGTGTCAAGGTCACCCATACGCGCGTTCCATCTTGTCTCATTGTTTCGTCATTATTCCTCATCACATAGTTCCTCCTTATGGGTAGGTCGATAATAACAAATCTTCTCATGTGTATCGCAGTACGATCTTCCCTTTTTAGGTTGCCCGCAAAAACGAAATTCTTTTGGATCTCCGTTGTTGATGATAAATCGGCATGATTTTGGCGCTAGCATATCGAAGGTAATGCCTCCAATAATTGGCGAATCAATAATCTCTTCACATATTATGGTGTCTAAATGGTCATCGTGGTCTTCTGTTTCTGGAAACAAGTCTCCAATAACATTTTCAATATTTATTTTTTGCTTTGATTTTCTATTGTCCTCATTGTCTCTTTTAACAGATGAATTTATAATTTTTATACGTTCATCAAGCGCTGCTCCAGAAAGCAAACCTGAATGACGCATTCTATGTAGTTTACCCATTACAGAATTGCGTGTTATACATAACTCACTAGCTATTTGACTTCCTGTAAGTCCTTTTAACCATAGTTCTTTAATTTCATTATTGTTGTTGTCCATTGTTGGCCCCCGTGTATATGGGTGATGCTAATGCACCACCCATTAAATTTTCAATTTTGATCAGCGGAGCTTTCTGTTTCCACATGGTCGTTGATGGACTCAGAAATAGCAGTCTCTGTTCCATAGGGATCCTCTGTGATCAATTCTCCAGCAAAGGCCAGATAGTTGATGCCGTCCACATAGTGGTCTGGATTGCCTCTATCATTCCCAATACGGGAAAGTTTTACAGCATGTAAAACAAGCGCCACATCATGTCCCGTCAAGTGAACACCCACAAGCAATGAGGCAATGCTGGCTACTTTTTCCATACCTATACGCATATCGCCATATTGAGGATTGCGCTCATTGAAGATGCGAACCGCATCACTCATTATGTTGCTATAGTCCATAACATTTTTCCCTTCAGAAGCGTTGTTGTTGGCGGGGGTTTTCATCGGCTGCAAAGTCTCGATATTCTTGTGCTTTAGCTATCCAATGTGAATTGACAACAATGCTTCCTCGATCTTGCCACCACACTTCTCCTGTGTTGGATTGTCGTTTGTAAAACATTTGAAATGTTAAAAATTCATTTCTGTTCAATGCTTCGCACAACTCTTCTTCGCTATCCACTGGATACTCAAGAGTTAATTGATGCGTAATTGAGCCGTTCATACTTGGCATATTCATGATTACAAGAAATCTCATCACTGTTCCTCGCCATTGTTTCGCAAAACCACTGTTCCATCCATGCGGCGTTTCCACTTAGAAAACCGACCACCTGGCAGTGGGGTCTTAGATTTCGATGCACCTATATGGTTCTGATGAATGCGCTTCACCTTAGCAATAATAGGCATATCAACAGTGCTAGTGTGAACACGATGACACTTGCGATGAGCAACGAACCAATTGCTAATGTCGTCAGCGCCTCCCGCCTCCAAGGGTATATCATGGCTTACATCCCATTCTTGGCCGGGGACAACTTTCATGTTGCACAAGTGACAAATGCCCTCGTGCCGTAGAAAGATATCAGCCCTCGTTTTAGCTGTTATGCGAACACGCTTGATCA